ACATTTTCTAAGGCTTGTCTACCAGTGTTCATTCCATTAAATAAAGATACTACATTCATATCAATTATAATTTATACTATCCCATACATCAGGATCTCTCTGTGATTTAATCTCAAACCATCTAGCACCATTGCTAGATCCATCTACATACTCCTTACCATTATATTCTGCATACTTCTTACACCATTTATTAAATGTTCTATTAGTCAGGTACTTCTTTTGGTCAGTGTACTCAGCTATAAAGTTCTCAAACATGGACACCTTATTTAATCTCTGATCAAATCCTAGATTCTTATTATCTACCCATTCAATAAAGTCCTGGCTTGTCTCATTAATAAACTTTCTTAGCTCCAAGTTCTTAGCCTCAGATTCTACTAGACCATTCTCTAGATAATAATTTAGGCAGTTAATCATGTAATGGTCAAACCTTGCCCATTCCTGCTCATCCCAATCCTCAAACAGCATATAGCCAAATTCATCAAATGGAGTGTGATGAGTACCAAAGTAACTACTCAACTCCACCTCAAACATCCTCCTCTTAAAAGAGCCACCATCTGCTTTGATAGTGTAGTTAGTAGAGATAAGTACTTTAGGTGAGTCTTTTACAGGTAGTTTAATAGCATCTCTACCTTTGTATTCAATAGTTAAGCCTTCAGTGATTATACTAAATAAACTTTCAAAATTAAAGTTCTTTCTTACATCATCAAATGCTAGGACCTGGCAGTCAGAAGATACAGTCTGATATGGGAATGATTTATTTGAGTCAAAGGTCTTACCATCAATGGTGCTAACTTTCTTCATGTATCCAATAGCATTAATTAGAATCCCCTTACCACTACCTCCATTAGGATTATCTGAGATAGTTTCATCATTTAGTATAATTGCTTTGTTATTAGCAGATGTCTTATAAGAGTGCAGCATATAGCCTATTACACTCTTCATAGTATCATATCTCTCTACCTCCTGCCCTGAGATAAACCAAATAAAAGACCTAAACATTGACTCATGGTGATCAGCATCTATTAAATCTCTATCTATTATCTGATTATTCCATACATATCCTTTAAGCTCTGAGTATTCATATATCTCATGGTGCTTAGCAAATACTTTGACAGCTGCATTCTTATAGTAAATCATACCGTAATCTATCCCATCCCTTTCCATCTCTACATTAGCAGTATCTATCATGCTGAGGTATTGAGGAGTAAAGAGTTTAGACTTCTCAGCTACAGCATCAAAGACAGGTATCCGATTTGATTGCACCAGGTACTCCATCACTCTATCCTTTATCTGAAATTCAGAGACATGATTAATAAAATTTTCATTTTTAGTAATAAATACAAAGGTCTTAGTATTAGCTACAGGATAGTATTTATAGTACTGTAGATTCTCTAGAAATAGCTTGAATCGGTATGGTATAATTAACACATCACCTTTAAAATCATATTTCCAAAACTCATCTACTTTTATTACCTCCTTAATAGTCTGAATCTCTGACTCAATATTCTCTTTATTGTACTCTTTAAACTCTTCTAGGATAACAGCATCAGACTTACCACTTAGAACAAAGTTAATCAGCTTATCTTTTTTCTCCTTATCCTCAAATTGCTTACTGTTAAAGTTAGCAGTCTTTTTATAGGCAGAATTTATAAGAGCTAGTATCTCTACAGATCCAAAATCTTTCTGCTCAAATCCTATCAGATAATTCTGACAAGTCATTCTATCCACTCCAAAATCATTGAAAGCTGCTGCTAATTTGTAAAGTGAGGAGTTTCTATTTTGTGAATTATACTTCTTTTTAAACCAAGTCATCAGCTTATTAGCTATCTCATCAGTATCTAAGACCTTAATATTAGTAATACTACCTACCTCACTGCTCTCAAATGGTATAACATCATAGTCAATGATATAATTCTCAGCATCTAAATTAACATAGATATCAGGATCATAAGACTCAAAGCAAGCTCTAGCAATATCTTTCCCTGATTCATCTACTCCATTGAATACTGCAGATATCTGCTTAAAATATTCTTTGTATTCTTTGTCATCCTGTACTATTGGTATTTTGACTAGAGCTTTTACTCCATTGCCTGATGGTGATGTCCAACAGGCAAAGATAGATTTGTGAGCTTTGAGTTCTACAATCAGAGCAGGTAGATCCTGCACATCATCAAAGTCTAAAGTAAGTAATCCTGATGCCTTTCTTAAAGATGCATTATTTCTCTTACTGAAATCACCTCCAAAGGTAACAACAGGCAGCTGCATCTTAATGGCTTTTCTTTCCTCTTTATCAGTAGAGAATCTTAGGTCCTTACATAACTGCTCAGACTTGCCATTCTTAATCCTGTCTAGGTAGAATCCTACATCCTTATTTTGATAAGGTGATACATCCTTAATTGATTTGTAAAAAGTTACTTTCATAGTATAAATAAAAAGTGAGAGTCCCTGCTTAACACAACCGCCAGGAGGAATTGCAGGGATTTATACTCTCTAATGTTTTTTATCATGGCGATTATGTTGTTTGCAAATGTAATAAATTAATTTATAATTGATACTAAAGTGCAAAAATAAATTATTTGTGCTGTTTTGTGCTATTATTTGTGCTGTCTAAACTCCTATTGTTATTAGGCTGTAGAAGATTAGAACGAAAAAACACTTTTTTTTTGTAAAAACTGTTCACCCCCCAATATGAAAATAAATTTTTTTTTTATTAAAAATATATTGTAAATAAAAATATATATATTATAGAGTATAGGGATGTAAATTGTACTTTCGTTCTAATTCTCTACAAGTCAATATCAGTAAGGGAATTATACAGCACAAAAAAAGCTCCGAAGAGCTTTAAATTATTTCAGCTAGTTCTTTAGCTGTCATATATTCTTTAAATTGATTAATCTTATCATACTCCCAAGGCATCTGAATCCTTACATTGATGTAATTAAAGTTCTCTATTGCCGAAACTTTGTACTTATCCTCATAATCATTATTAAGAGCAGATTGCACTAATGGCTCTATCTCATGCAGATATACTTTATCCTGCATCCTGGTCCATCTCCTGTGCATTCTGATACCATGTATAACAGTAGCATGATGTCTATTCATAAGCCTTCCAATTTCACTAAGTGATAGCTTACATTTGTTTAGCCTGTACATTACATAGTATCTCTTATAGACATAGGCTCTATTCCTAGAGTTGGTAGCTAGTTTATACTTTATAATTTGTTCTTTTAAAAATTTTAGTTCTGTCATTGTTTTATTTATTTAATTTATATTCTTGTTTTAATCTTTCAAGGTATAGAACAAAGTCCATTGCCTCCTCTTGTGCGTGTTGTAACCATTCTAATGTGCTTAAATCATTTCTTTCAAGTGTAGTATTATATTTTTTAATACCTGTCTCTGAACGTTTCTTAAAACTTTCTAAAACACTTAATACAATTTTGTCATTCATACCTCTTCAATTAATAGAATTAAATCATCATTTTTCTGAATAAGCTGCTTAACATGATCACGATCATAAGCCTCTATAATTCTAGTCACTAACTTCACAGGACCATTCCAATAGTCAAAGGTCTTGAATACTACTTTATATATCTTCATTGTCATTGTTTTTTATTGGCACATCTAAGCCATACATTAAATCAAACATTGCAAAATCTCTATTTGCATTCCTCTTACTACCCTCATAATTCTGAAAGTACCACTCTCTGAATTGTAGGTATTTTTGGTGAGTATAATCACCATTAGCTATTTCATCCTGGACCTTAATAGCTAGCTGTGTGAACTCAGTCATTGGATTTATTATTTATGATTTGTAAATACCTAAGGTAAAGAGGCAGATTAAATCCACCTCTTATCTCTTCTGCTGTTCTCCTGCTAGTCCAAAACTTTATAATTGCGTTGAATGTCATAGCTTAGATTTAAGTAGGTTAAGATTTGCATCACTTAAAGGAAACTGAGACATATCTCCATCATCAGTCTCTGTAGCATTGTAGGTAAATGGCTCAATAGTGCCTGATATGTATACATCACTATCATAGTCAGTAGTCCAATTAGAAATGTATTGATTGCCATTTTTGTATAGGTCTATAAAGTTCATGATATAAGTTCTAAAAAAGTGAATAAAAATAAGATTGATAATGTTACAGATGTTACTATTAAAAATGCCTTAGCAATAGCTATCTGCTCTTCTCCTACAGGAGTAAAATAATTAATTATTTTTTTCATTGATTTATTTTTTAAATTGGTTAAATAAATTCTCAATTTCCTGTAGCTGCTCTTTGTTTAAAAAAGTAGTTAAAGTCTGAATAATTAAATGCAGTTGATTTGTGTTTAGTTTATCCTCCTGCTGTTGTACTTCTAAGTAATCTAAGATTTGATTAAATGTTTTCATGTGTAAAAGTTTTAATTGTTGATAACTATACGCCAAAGATAGTATAAAGTTTTATAACTGCAATAAAAAAGTGTAATTTATATTCATTCTAAATAAGGATAGGTCGCAATTTGCGACTGCAACCGCAGAATATTATAATATTTTTGGGATAGTTAATCGGAATTATGCCTATTATGTAAAGCATATCTTACACAAAAAAAAAGCAGCTGCGTGCTGGGGAGCTTACAACTGCTTTCTTTAACATGGAAACAAGTGCTAAGTTAGTGTTTATATTTGAATTTCAAAAATTCTGTGTAAGTTTTATTATTTATTTTAAAATGTTTTCTACAATCATTACATAACATCCAATGATGGATAGTACCTCCTGCAGTCACTACCTGTTTATTATATCTGACATTATAGTTAGTGCATTCAGGACAGCAGAACTTCTCATCTCCCTCCATTACAGCATAATGAGTAGATGGAGTAGTGTAGGAATTAAGTTTATTGAATACAGCTTCTAGTACAGTAACATCCATTTTGCAATACTCTACCATCTTATCCATTGCTTTCTGATCTTTCTTAAATACTATATCTTTCCACAAATCTAATCCTCCTGTATCCATCTTCTGACCTACTCCTAAATATTTAGCTATATAGTCTAGTTTATTACTGTTAAAATTAAAGTACTTTCTAGCCCATTTAAGCGTGTCAATAGTCTTAGGTGAGGGCATAACATCAAAGCCATGTATTATGGCTCTTGTACGCAACCATTTTAGGTCAAATCTATCCCCATTATGAGCCACAATTTCATCAGCCTGAGCCATAACTTTTAGGAATGCTTTTATCATTGCTTTATCAGATTGCTTTTTATCCCAAGTTAGGAACTGTACATCACCATCTGACTCCCATTTATAGCAGATGCAGATGATTGCTCTCTCATGAATGATGTCACCTGGATTGATTGTGAGGTTATATCCTGACCGCCAAAATATACCAACATTGAATGATGTCTCAATGTCAAAAAACAGTCTTTTTCTTACCATAGATGGTGTAAACTTAGAACAATACTTTGTCTTTAGCAAATTTAAAGAGATATGATAGCAGTAAGCCTATGCCTACTCCTACAAATAATAGACTAAGATTGCCATTAGCTCTAGGTCTTGTAGCTTTAGCCTGTGCTTTCTGAACTATCCTATCTTTGTAGATAGTTTTGACCTTTAGTCTATATTCTATTTTTTTATCTAGTCTAGTCTTAGGCACATAGACTGTGTTATACTTTATAATAGTATCTTTAGTAGTTATAAACTTCTCCCACACTATGCTATCATGAATGATAACAGGGATAGAATCTAGTGTAGTGATCCTGATAGTATCTCCTGTCTCTTCACAGGTATATCCTTTCTTAATAGCTTTATTAAGATGGTATTGTGCAGAGCAGCTGCTGAGTAGTAGTATTATGGCTAAGTATCTCATCATTCTTTTATTTCAAAGTGCATCCAATCGTAGTTTTTCTCTCTACCCAAAGATATAAATCCATGCTTATAGAATATATCTATCATTGCCTTATACTCAGCTCTTGCAAATCTTGCAGTTTTCGATGATTCTTTAAGTAGATTTCTAGCAGGATCTAGATCAATGGCTATTCCCCATGAGTGCATGGATAGTGCTGTACCTCCCCTCATCTTTCTATAGTTGAAACATCCACCAAATAAATCTATTCCTAACTCCTTAATCTTATCATATCCATAGGTAGCTAGAAGCTCATTGAATACAGCAGTAAAATTATCAGCTACTAACTTATGGCACATCATAGTATTGACAGTGCTGTCTAAGTCCCAAGCTATTCTCATTGGATAAGGTAGCTTAATCTTTACTAAGTAACCTGCACCTGTTACATTAGCTGTACCGTATTTAGATGTAAGTTCCCATCTAGTCATTTCAGTTTGTTTAGGTCCTCTTTAACTTCCTTAGCTCTAGCAAATAATGCCTTTCCACTTTGCCAAAGGTCCAAATGGTAGACTTGCTTGTATGACTCATTGATAGACATCACCTCAATACTAGCTAGGACCAATGCCACTACTTTAGTGAGCATAAATGGTACACTGAAAAAAGTAAGCATGATATCATTTAGTATGAATTGGTCTATTAAAAAGAACATAATCACAGTTACTTCATAGAGTGCTAGCTTGCTGATTATAGATGAGAGCTTTCTGCTAGTTATTTTATCTCCTATCTTCTTAGCTTTCCAAATACCTGTGATAGTATCAATGACTATTAGTACTCCAATCATTAATAGGATGCCACTTATTGGTAAAAAGAATGCAAAGCAAATAGATATAAGTGTCAATAGTTCTGATTGAATTGATATTAATAGTAGGGATAGTTGTGCTTTCATTCTTTAGATTCTATTTCAGATGCTAGTAAAAAAGTAAAGTAAGATATTAATAGGCATCCTAATAATTTGAAATGTAACGGATCAGCAAATATTAAAGAGATACCTGAAAGATACCCAAAGCCAAAAGTTAAAAATGATAAGATGCCTGAGTGCTTCATATTATTAAGATTGAATTGTTGTAGCCATTGTTACCTGCACCTCCACATAGACCATTGCACTCTAGCAAGCCATTAGATAGACAGCTACAGCCATCAATCATAGGTCTAAGGTCAGTATCTCGGTTAGTTGTACCTGTGAATATTGGATACAAAGCTCTGTTCTTAAGTAGGTATCTGATTAATCTTTGCTCAAAGAATGCAGCCTTTTGTGCATAGTGTTCCATGCTGAATGCTATTGTACCTCTATCTACAGATGAGCTGTTATCTCCGAATTGAGTTTGCAATCCTTTATTCTTTAGCTGTAATGATAGACCAAATACAGCATCTTCTGCAGCTCTCCATGCTATAATAGGCTGTATAAATGTAACTAGCACCTCCTCATCAGGATCTAAAGTCTGATTATTGTACTTAGTAAGCAGGTCATTATAGAATGTAGTACCTAAGATAGGCATGATTCTTAGCTGAGCTTGAGTAGCTAGGTAAGGAGTAACATTATTTACATCTACATTAGCTGTGATGGGTGTGTTATTCTTTAGATATGTTTCTGTTATAAAGTATAGCATCAGATTGTTGGTGTTGGTGTATCATTCAATGGAGGTAAAGATGCTAAGGCTCTAATTTCATTTTTAGACATATTCTCTAGTACTTTAGCAGCGATTGCAGGATTCAATGTATTAAGTGCATCATTAGTCTTAGATGGATCTCCCTCAAGCTCTACAATAGCCTCGTTAATTATCTGATAGTTATTGATAGTGAAATCTGCATCTATCTTAGCTATGAATAACAGCTCATTAAAGATATCAGATACCATATCTCTCAATGGCATTACTACATTTTTCTCAAATATGATATAAGCCTGCTTAATATCTGAGCCATTACCTAATGATCCTGTAGTACGAATACCCATTAAGATAGGATCTATAGTGTGACTAAAACAAATCTGCTCAGTATTCAGCTGTGATGCCTCTTGAAATAGACTATCATTACCATTAGTAGGTAGTGACTCTATCTTTGGCAATTGGTCCTGTGAATTAGCAAAGAATGCCACAGCTTTACCTGCATTAGCAGCACCTTTCAATCTATCAATGGTATTTCTTATCATGTTCTTCTCCTCCTCAGACTGAGGTCTTTTAGGGAACATCATAGCAAAGCTAGGAAATACTGAATTTTGGATATTACTTTTAGCAAAGTAGCTAAGCTCACCTGATAAGAATGCAAAGTTTAGAGCTGAAGTGTACTGAGGTAATGGATAGTAATCCTGCCCAATACATTCTACCTCATATACAAATAACTGCTCATAGTCTCTAGAGGTAGGAGTATATCTCCTTATCTCCTGTACTCCAATCCTACTAGCCCAATCATCACAGATATAGTATCTCTTACGGTCTAAGTTTACTCTAAGTTTTTCAGGGGATAGATTGACAATTTTTGTGAGTTTCATTTTGTCATCAAAGCATAACTTAAAATATACTCTATTGTGTAGTATTAGTTGCTGAGTTACTGCAGGGACTACCTTTTTAATGTTTAATTTTCTCTCTAATGTATATAGCTCTAGCTTATCTTGAGGTGTTAGTCTATCTGCTACGATATTAAATCCACCACCTACAGCTGCATTCACTTTATACCC